CCACCAACCTAGAGAGTACTTAATCTCCTCTTTCGGCACTTCCTCTTCTTTCTTCCCCTTCTCTCTATAAGCTACTTTTGCCACAATCAAACCGGGAGGAATTCCTTCCACCAAGTTGGCATCCTCATCCTTGTTCTCAGTTCCCTTCTCAGCCAGAGGGTTCTTGTACCCGCGAGACTCCTCAGCATATTCAGGAGTTTTGTTGTTTATCGGAGAGTCCGGAATACCGTCAAGATCTGCACCGCCCACCCCTCTGGGAATAGGTCCGTAGAATGGATCGTCAGTTTCTCCTTCAGGGGAAGCGTAGAAGACTGCAGTCTTAGGCTGGAGAAGACGACTATACATCATATTGCCTCTAAGAAGAGGGGAGAAGTTTGGATTTCCTCCGAGTAGCATTCATCTTGTCCCTGATTTCCTTAGAACAGGCTGGAGCGTTGCCACCAAAGCGTTTCTTGTTGGTACGAATGCGCTTTTGATTAACGGTGGAATCACAGGTGGGGCTGGCTCCTCCATAGAGTCTAACATTAGTTGCTGTTCTTTTAGCGAGAAGTTCAGAAACCTCCTTTGCCACCGGGATGTAGATTGTAGCAAAGAGGATCATTTTTGGAAATAGCGCAAAGTTCGACCTCTTTGGAGAAGGCTTCTTCTGCTGTGTTGTATACGAATAAGATTTCTTTGGAGAAGTTGCTGGCACCATACTTGGCTACGGCTCTTGTGAGAACGATGCCGGAACCTAGATAGCTGTCGTTGGGATTAGAAGTTTCGTGGACTCCTTGATAATAGCGATGATTGATCAGATTGACGGTTTTATAAACGGTGAAGACGTTCATTGGAATCCTCGCAATAGAAAAGGTGAACGATGTTCTGCTCACCTCTCTAATACTGCGAACTTGTGTCAGTAAACTGGGTTAGCTTCCAACTAAAGAAAACAAGAGGCTTCTGCCGGTGGGGTCATTTTTATTGAGTCCTCCGTCGATGAACTCACCGTACACGCTCCCACTGCAATCAAAGATATCCGTCACCACAATCTGGCAATCTTCAGTTACCGCTGCCTGCTCGACCTGGTAGTTGGATGTGTAGGACTCCATCCAGCATCCCTCGTAAACCGTGGCCACAGCGTAGATTCCGGTGTTGCCATAGTTGTTGAGACCGCCCTCGCTGTTGAAATAAGAAGCCACCGTTGAATCGGGGCCTGCACCACTGCCAAGCTCGGACACCAGTTCCGAGAAGGCAATCTCGGTCTTGATATCGAAGGGCCACTTGTGGTGACGCAGTGAACGGACCAGGCCGGAAACGCCAGCCTTGTATCCCATCATCTGCTGAAGATTTGCCAGGTACAGAGCGGTGCGATTCACAGAGATTGACATCGGGGCCGTCACTCCGGGCACAAGCTCAGCAACTTGATCGCCAAATCCCAAGCCACGCACCGCTTCGACATTGCGTTGTTCCTGAATGTTGAAAGAAGACGTCACTCCCAACTTCGTGAACTTGCCGTTGCCCACCGCATGTGAAAAGATGCGGAAGCGGGTGCTCAGGACTGTACTTGTTTGAGGAGTTGCCCCCTCTTGGTAAAGATATGCGCCCGTTGCCATGATTCAATCTCCTGTGTGCTTCTAACTCTGGTGCCCGGTAGTAAGAAAACTTGAAGAAACTACTCGCAGGTACAAGCAGACTGAGGCTTTCTGCAAGTCTTGCAAATGTCTTCTTTGATCTCGTCTTCAGCCGCCGCGACCATCAAACCGCCCAGCTTGTACTTCGAACTTGACTTCTTGGTTTCAAGAGCCTTCCTGGCCTTTTCGGATTCCTCTTCTTCCTGCTCTTGCTGCTTGGCAAGTGTCTTTGTCGCATCGGCCATCCGAAGAGAGGCAGCATAGATGGACTCGACCGCTTCGCGAACTGGACGAGTTCCATTGACAGTGCTCAGAACCTTGGATTCGAGGTATGTGTTCTTCAGACTGGCGACGTATCCTTCAGCCTTCTTTACTGCAGAAGCCGTAGAAATTTCAGCAGCAGCGAGTTTCTCAGGGAGAACCACCCTGGTCTTCACGATGCCAGTGTGATCTTCCAGCTTTCCGTGAGCTTCAGCAATTTCCGGAACTCGATCGCCGCCTTCTTCGAGATCCATGGTCTTGTCGTTGACGGAAATCCAACCAGCCTTCTTCTTGTTGGAGGCGAGACGAGGTTCGCCATCCTCGACCTGGACCGGACGAGTTTTAAGTTCAGCCGTCATGGTTTCGATCAGGAACTGAGCCGCCTTGTCGTTCGCAAATTCCTTGCCACCTACGAGAGCCTTCACCATTGAAGCCAGGACGTCAGTGCTGACAGCCTTGAGAGCTTCATCAGTGGATTGGTATTCCTGAGGAGCCGTAGGAACTGGAGGTGCACCAACACCAGGAACCGGAGGTGGAGCAGCCACAGGCTTTGGAGGAGCCGGGGCCGCAGGAGTTACCGGAGGTGCTGCTTGCTTGCGACGCGCGATCATCTTTGATTTCATTTGTCTTCACCAGACGAGAAAATGTGGGGAGGATCGCTCCTCCCCGTGGGTTACAGCTGTGTAGCCACCGAGAAGGTGACCTGGATGTACTTCAGAGCGAAGATAGGTTTGATGGCCACAGTGACCAGAGCGACGGTTGGATCGGTCGGACTTGCAATCACCGACAGATTTGCGAAAGCTGATAGAATTTCGTTGCCAACCAGTGACGTCAAGATCGAGTTGGAGACGATCGTGATGTCGTTCAGGAGTTGAGCCGTGAACTTGCGAGCGATGAACTGCTTGAGGCCAAGGCGGAACTGCTGGCGAGTGTAGTCGACGATAGTGGTGGAAGTCGGCTCGCTGGTGATCGGGTTCGAAGGATCAGTGGTCAGGTAGTCGCGAACATACAGTGCTCCGTTGTTCTCTTCCAAGACCGTGATTCCGCTTCCTGCCATGAGATCCTTGGTGGGATCGTCGTAGCGTTGCAGAAGCTGAGTGAATCCGACCAGGTTCTGGTTGGTGAGCGAGGTTGCAACGTCGTTTGCCGTGTTGAGGTTCAGGCCGGCAAGAGCCGCCGCAATGAATTCGCCCGTCACACCGATGACTTCGAAGACTCCGTTGGCATCCTGCGTGGGAAGCTGCAGCGCCGCATAGAACGGTGCCACCGCGACGACGCGGGAATTGGCGAGAGACTGAGCATACTGGCGAGCTAGAGTCGGAGTGGTGAACTGATTGAAGCCTACAAATCCGATTGCCTCTCCACGATTACGAACCTGAGCCTGAGTGATCAGCTGGCGAGAAAGTGCCTGCTGTACCGTCAGCGAAGTGCTGAGAGGTACAATCACGTTGACCTTGGAGTCGCTTCCTGGCAGTTTCGTGGTTAGAGTTTGCAAAGCCGAGATGTACTCGGAATCTGCAGCCAGGTTTGAATTGGTCTGCTGTGGAACCTGGATGCAACCAAAGATCTGAGCGCCATTGAGAGTCGCAAGATAGACGCCCAAGGACAGACGATTGATAGCAGAAGGCTGTCCGTATGCCGCATAAGCATCCGCCGCGCTGGTGAACAGCTGCAGAGCGTAGTCGCTGGCCTGCTTTGCGACCGTGTAGGTGAGGTAGTAATACTCACCCACCGAAGGTCCATTGCCGGATCCATTGAAGGTCGTGATGATGGCCGTGTTGCCGGTGCCCACATTGAAGAACTGCTCGACTTCAGTCCAGACTCCCGGAACATCGATGGTAGGAATCTGTGAAGCATGGCGAGTTGTTGTGTTAGACACCGTGATGGCAATCGTGTCTAGAGCAACCCAAGTATAGCCAGTCTGGAGGATCGTGTAACCGTAACTAAGAGAATCCGTGGGATTGACCAGGGTGAACTTCAGTCCCGTTATGGCATCGACATAGGTCTGTCCCAGGTAACCTGTACCCGCTGATCCACCGCTGCCAAGTGAAGAAGTCACGATGAAGCGATCTGCGTAAGGACCAGTATTGACAGTGGCAGTACCTCTAGCAAAGTTAGTCGGACCTCCAGCTACAGCAGCATTTCCCGCGATACCCGAAGTGAGGGTAGCTGTGATGGGACCTGCAATCGTTGTGGCTACTGGGGTTGAAGTGAACAGAGAGAGGATGTCTCCCATAGTGCGAACACCAGAAGAAGCAGTAGTAATGTTCACCGAGATTGCTTCTCCCAGCTTCGTGAGAGCAAGGCTGTCCGCAACTGCTGAACCTGCCACGAAGGTGATATTGGTCACACCGTTTGGAGCAGTGCCGATGTTGTGAGCCGTGACAGTAAGACCTTGGATAGTGGCAGACGCCTGATTTCCAGGAGTAGTTGTGAGATATAGATTGTCGTTCTGAAAAGTGATGGTTACAACTTCATTCGGTCCCTCAATCGCTGCCTTGAGATCGGAGAAGTCATAGGGCCAAACCACTGTGTCATCTTCAGAAGCTGAAGTGATACCACCCCCAGTCATGATTGTAGAGATCTGTGCTGTCGGAACGACAATACCATTCTCATCAGTGATAGTGTACCCACTGATGGCAGGATTCGTGGCCGTCAGTGAAAGGGTGT